GATGAGTAGTATTCCTCTTATCGGAGGGACTCTTGGCTCTGCACTTGGTGGAATTGGCTCAGGTATTGGTGCATTAGGTGGTGGACTTGGTGGTGGACTATCCGCACTAGGTGCAGGAAATATTGGTGGGGCATTAAGTTCCACACTTGGTGGATTAACATCAGGACTCGGTGCGGCCGGTGGTGGATTATTCACGGGTGCAGATATGATGCTTGGTGGATTACTTCCAAATATAGCAGGTGCTGGAATTACTCCTAGTGCAGGATTTCTTGGACAAGGCGGATTAGGTCTAATAGGTAAACCCGTTGCTAATGCTGCTACACAAATTCCACTCGGTTCAGTTATGCCCGGTGGTACGACAAGTGGAGCGCAAGGCATGGCAGAGGCTGCAATGGGAAATATTGGTGCAGTAATGCCAGGTGGTACAACAAGTGGTGCAGGAGTTGGACTTGTGGATGGATTAGGTGTTACTGCAGAGGCTGCACAAGCTGCAGGCGGTAATCCTATTACTGGATTTTTGAACGGCACTAAGGATATGCTTGGCGGAATAAAAGCAAAAGTTGACCCCGTACTTGGACCATTGACCCAAACAGGAGTGGCAATCGGACAAGGAATGGACATCTATAATAAGTTCATGGGTAATGATGGACAACCACAACAAGGTTATGGACCGACACCCGCACAAGCTGCACAAATACCAACTCACAATCCATATATTCCCACACAGAAGAGTACTCCAAAGGCAATGCCTGTTAATGTAGGCGCTGGTGCTACGGGAATGATGCAACAACCACAACCAGGCATGATGCCCGTAGGTGGTGGATATGGGGGAGCACCTGTTGCTTATGTACCAATGCCCGGAAGTCCCGAAACAAAGACTGCATCAGAAGATGAAGTCGAAGCTTTTAAACAACTTCTCCAAGGTAATGGCAACTTCCTCACAGGTGTGCAGGGTAGAATGATGGCATGATTTCTTGGAAGAGATTTTTCCAATGGGTAAAGTTACTATACGGAAGTACCGTAAAGTTACCCCAATGGATAAAAATACTTCGAGCAAGCTTACGCTTGCTCATTAATGGACAGGTTAGTCGTCCGATTTGGAGAGAGCGAATGAAAGTCTGTGCTGAGTGCCCGTTGTATGATATGGAGAGCAAGCGATGCAGACCTACGGAGCGACCCGACTTGGGGTGTGGATGTTACGCACCATACCTAGCGTTAGTTAAAGATAACAATTGCTGGGGTAATAGTGAGTATGGAAATGACTTTGGATGGAAAATATAAATAAATATAATCGCATCAAGGAAGTAAAGGCAGAGCAAAATGTACTCAAGGCTGAGTATGAGTATCTGATGAATCGCGAAAAGCGAATCGTTCAGGATAAGGAAGTTCTGCTAGATAGGCTAATCAAGCTATCTGCTATTCTTGCTAAAGCGAAGTAGTGCATTGAATGTCGAGCACTATGAAGCTCGTCGCTATTTGGTGACGAGTATGAGCAACTCTGACAATATACATATGGCCGACCTCGAGGAGTTCGCCGGATTCGGCGAATGCTCCTGCGAGTATTGGCACTTTAATTTAGGTCCTAAGCTGAAGCTTGGTCAGACTCCTTTTCGGACTTGTCGCCACCTTCGGGCTGCTCGGGACTTTGAGAGGAGAATCGAGAGGCAAAGTAAATCTCTAAGCCAGCAAAGCACAATGCTCCAAGAGCATCACTCAGCTTAACCTTTGCCCCCTTATCCCCGTATTGTAATACTGTACGGAGTATTTCATCCGCAAGTGCGTTATCCTTGATAGGTTCTTGTATGTTTTCGTCAGTCATAAATCTTGTTCCTTAATAAATATTCCATCTCTCATTACCCCACGCCTGTCCTTTATGTCGTCGTAAGCACATTGTAGGCACTCCTCTAGCGTGACATTGTTCCTTGCACAGATGTTTATCATCACAACTAGCAAGTCTCCTATATCGTCCTTAATGCATGTTCCTTTGCATACGGAGTCAGACAGCTCGCCAAGCTCTTGAATTAGTTTCATTACTTGTGACTTATCGTCCGAACCATCTATTAGGTTTCGGTCAATGTGCCATTGTTCAACTTTGTCTATATAATAATTCATACTAAATAATTGTTTTCTCTCGCCCATGATGGTCGGGCATGTATTTCCATGTGGCACGTACGACACACACTTAACCAGGTATCTTTCTCTAAATAATTCTTACCTCTCTTTTCTTTATGGTGAACATCGGTTGAATTTGCCTTGGTGCACACTTCGCAGATTGGAAACTCTTCTAAGAATGTTTTCCTAATGCTCATGTATTCTTTGCTTTCCTTGGCACGCTTCTTACTAACTCTCCTAAGTGGTGTTCTTTTCATCCTTCATCGAGATTGACGAATTTATGTATTAATTCTCTGCCTATCCCTGCTTCTGAGATGTGCTCATCTCCGCCACCAATGCCACTTCTTCGAAGTTCCCATACAGTTCCACCTAAGTCTTTAATCATGCGTGCTTCGTTATCAAAGCGTACATCATCAATTATGATGGTGGTATTGGGTTTCTCCTGTTCTATTCTATGCTTTGCTATATTGACCCATATGTCTTGGTTTAGATTTCTTCCCCATTCTGTACCCAAGGTCTGCAAGCAATGCCTTGCACTTACCCCGAGGTGTGGGATTTCTCTCTCCTTATCTTCAATGTAGTCATTATGTACAATGCACCCCAACATTTCCTTAAGTGGAGAAGCGAATGACATTATTTTTACTGGATAAGAGTTAGGTGACTTATAAATCTCAAAAACCATCTGAGAGGCATAAGTTGATTTACCCACTCCTTTGGGTCCCGCTAGTCCAATGATTTCTCTAGTAGTTCGCATGCTTCTATTGCTCCTTGGGCAATATGATTGTTTTGTTGAAAATCTCTTCTTCGTTTAGCTATTTCTTTATCAACTGAGTATGTCATCAAGGTGGTTTCACATAGGTTCTCAATTGGCACTAAAATGATACTTGTTCTTCCACCATCACCAATGCCTTGCCTTACCCATGCTCTTCCTTGTTCAAGCAATATGGCTAAGACTTTCTTTATCACACTAGTCCTCCATATCCTTATACCCGCTGCTTCCTTGGGGTTCTTGGGACTACATAGCACATTACACCACCAATATGCCTCTGTGGTGAGTAATCCTGTTAAGATATCATCCCCTAAGTTCATGTCGTACCTAGAGTATTCAAATGCTAAGTTTCCCGAACTTGCCCACATCTTGTCTGCTTTTACCTCAACAGACCCCTCGCCCTCGAGCATTCGACAAATTCGGTCTTCCCAAAAATTGCCGAAGTCGAGGTCTAGGTCAAAGTTTGACTTAGGAGGGGTTGTCGGCATTACCAGGGTTCGTTAGATGATGATGATTCCTCGCCATCTTTCGAGCCACCTAAGAAACGGAACTTGTCCATCCTTAAGCGTGTTGCGGTAATCTTATCTCCACTCTTTCCTTCGTACTGCTCGGTACTCATGGAAGCAAAGATAAGCAAGGGTTCACCCTTTTTGATTTTTGATAGAGCTGCTTGGTTCTTTTCGTTCCAAACATCTACACTATAGAAGGACGCGTGTTCCCCGTTCTTCCGGCGTTCATTTACTGCGACTCGGAGTTTCATTACATTCCCACCTGAGGTTTCTGTTACCTCGGGGTCTGCGACTACTCTTCCAAGCATTGTTACTTCGGCTGTTCCTAGCATATCGTTTATATCCTGTTTTTGGTTAATTGAACGAAGTCGGATTGTACTGCAGGCTTTGCAACACCTCCGTTCAAGCGTGGTTCCACTAGCTCAACAAAGCGTTGAGTTTTGCGGTCAAATTTTATCTTATCCCTAGAGTGACCTGAGCGACCGAATCTATTTTTCGCTACAATGATTGAACACTTCTCGGGGTCTTCACCTAAAACTTCTCTGTGTAATAGAAGAACCATGTCGGCATCTTGTTCAATTGCACCCGACTCCCGAAGGTTGTGCATTCCTGGTTCTGTCTTAGCTTTCTCTGATTCGCGATTCAACTGACAGACAAGAAACACTACGCATTCTAATTCCTTTGCGATAATCTTACATGTCCTAGAAATGTGAGCCACCTGTTGCTCTCTAGGCATTCCTCGGTCATCGGGGGTAAGGAGTCCAACATAGTCTACTACTACTGAATCTAACTTCTGCCTTCTCTTTAGAAGTTTACATGCAGAACGAATACGGGAAATTGACTGAGATGAATCATCATCAACATAGATTGGAAGTTTCCCTACATTACTTAATCCTTGATTTAAAAGCTTCCTGTCTGCATCCGAGTCAAATCCTGATGCAAACTTGGATAAGTCTACACCCGAATCAATTGCCGCTATTTTTTTCCATAGTTGGTCGGCAGACATTTCTAATGAAAAGATTGCAGTTGTCTTACCTTTCTTCGCTGAATGATATGCGAAGTTCATTGATAGGGTAGTCTTTCCAATCGAAGGACGGGCTGCCACGATGACCAATTGTCCAGCACGGAAACCACCATCAAGTACCCCGTTTAACCAAGGAAGATGTGTAACAATAGAAGCGCCTCCCTGTTTCCTTTCTTCCTCTATACGCTTTGCAGTGTATTCGGTTAGCTCCTGTGCTGAACGCATGGTACGCTCCTTTAAATCCATCAACTCGCTGACTCTTCGGTCAATCATTATCGCAACATCCCTTGGGTCAGTTGCTCCATTAGCCTCATAGAGTTGGTCTTTAATTTCGCATGACAATTTGTTTAGTTCGCGAAACTTTTTTGCATTTACTAATCTATCTACAAATTCTCTACCCATCCTACTTGTCTCACAGGCATCAAGGACATCACTATCCCAACGAGGGTGTTCTAATCTCCATGCATCTCTACCACC